AGAGAATGTGGTTTGAACTGATTGAGTAGAAACTCAAGGATTTCTGTGTCTGTTGGTTCAGTCATTTTCAATCTCCATCAAATTTACATAAGGAGCAGTTTCCCAATAACTCCATTCAACCCAATCACCTTTAAAATCCAACCACTGTTCATTTTCTGGTAGTTTATACCGATACTGAAACTCTGGACGGCAACCATCACCAATTTCAACAATTCTCATTTCAATCATTCTTCCTCTCCAAATCTAAAAGGATAAAGTCTTTTCACACCACCAGAACCATACTTGATTTCACATTCCAGTTGTTGGATATACACAGAAACATCGTAAGGAACCTTGTAGTGTTCCAGTTCTCGTGTTTCCTGATTATAGCACGAAATATAAGAACTCATTTTCGTGCCTCCCAATACTTACCTTCTTCACTACATCCACCACCATACATTCTCATAAAAGTACAATAACGACCACCTTTGACTTTTCCAGTCACCAGATTTTCACTCAATACTGGATGAAGGCATTTATCGTCTGCATCACTACCAAAAATAAGATGTTCGACCCAAGATTTCTTGTAGTGCTTACAATCCTTACATAAACGAAGTTCAGTCATTTAAAGTTTTTGTGTATAAGATCATTATACAGCAAAAATCCCCCCTTGTGGTGGGGGGATGCGCCAGTTGGTCAGGTGTCCCAGGGAGCAGATTTTCGTAAAATTTCAGTCAATCTTTCAACTACTTTTGGATCGGGTGGTTCATTTAGTCTTTCAACAAGAGCATCATAGTTTTCTTGCGATAGAATAATTGTTTCGGGTTGTGCGTTTTTGCCCCAAACTTTTTCAAACTCCCATTGATACTGCATATCATCGTAACCTCTGTTAATACTCATCCAGAAGTCCCAATATCTTTGGTGGTCGTCCATTCTCCAATTAGAATGGTTGATGAGACGAAACCAAAACCAAAACGGAGTATAACGAATTAGTTTGAATCCAATCACCCATTTGTTTAGAAATACAGGAAAGTCCATCATCTACTCCCATTCAGTTCCAACCAAAAAGCATTTGGTAGTTCATAAGAATACTTTTTATCTCTCATCCAATAACTCCAACACTCCCAGGCATAACTAACTCCACTCCACCCATACATATACTCTCTCAACCATTCTGGTTGCCAATCATTCCTATCATCAAAAATGTTCCACCTGAAATGAGGTTGAAACCATTCATCATATTCACTATAGTATTTACTGTTTTGTTTATAAGTCCAGGTTTTATATTTTTGGAGAAGGTCAGTCATAATCCTCATTAATTTGGTTAACTCTTTCCATAAAAGAATCATCTCCGTAGTCACCAGAATACAAATAATCGCAAGCACGCATAATCTCTGCCATCTTACGCATCTTAGGAATCTGTTCTTTAAGATACTCGATGACTTCTCGGGTATGATTGGGTGTGTATCCCCACTCATTTTTTACATGATTGTTGCTGATTTCGTGTTCAAGTTCATCAGCAAATTGTGCGACTTTGTAGTAAACGTACCCGTTGTCGTTGAAGTGTCCTCCTGAAATTGGTCTTCCTCCTTTCTGTATAGGACTATTATACATCAAAAAAGGCACCCGGAGGTGCCTCAGTGTGCCAGTTGGTCAGGTGTCCTCTCCAATAAGGTTTGCAAGTTCTTGAATGGTCATTTTGCGAAGGTCGTCAAGTTTGACATAATCTCTTTTTGCCTTTTCCACCCCTCTTTCATAACCCAGTTGATGCGCCTTTGCATAAATTTCTCGATAGTTTTTAGAATGCTCCCTAAACTGACGAGACTGGGCAAGGATTTGTAGCATTGTCCATGGACCCGAACCGTCAAAATCGAATATCTCCTTATTGTATTCTTCAAGCAGTTGTTCGTCAGTCATTTTACCTCCCAGTCAAGTACACGATAAGAACACTGTTCCCAACTCTGCATATCTTCCATTTTCATTCCACAAATATCTTCATACTCTTTTATAAGTCGGTTCATCTCCTCAATTGCTTGTTTTTCTGTCAAAAAGATATCACAAATGTTATAACTTGCATATCCAGGACCAGAATCAAAGTCCTCAATCACTACGAATACTTTCATTTTTTCGTCAGTCATACCGGTGCCTCCTCATAAGAATCCTGAACCATTTGTGCGATTTCCATTACTTCTGTTTTCATTTTAGATGGTGCCGTCTTTGCAATTTCATCATAAAAAACTGTGAGTGCTGTTTGAAGAAGAATGAGTTGTCGTTTAGTGAAGTTCATTAGATTAGAGAAGCAATAATTACAAGAATAAAAAACCCCCAAGGAATATTCAAACTGATGACTTCTCCCTTGTCGTTTTTATCGGCATATGGAACAAAAAACTTGATAATATCCAGAGTGTTCATTTGGATTTGTTGTGTATGAGAGTATTATAGACCATAAAGGGCACTCATAGGTGCCCTGGTGTGACGGTTTTTCAAGTGTCCTTACCCCACTCTGGGTCATTGATAAAATCATCAGGAGCATTATGAATAAAAATACTCTTCTTCATTTTACCAATTCTCTTTTTCTCTGTGTATCCTTGTGGAATATCACCAGACCAACCGTTTTTTCTTGCTTGTCCCAATGACGGAAACAGTTCTGCTTCAACGGCAAGATGCTCCATCTTCCAGTGTGGTTGAATTTCGATACTATCTTCGGGAGTGAAACCCCAATGATCGATTTCTGGAAGGTCAAACACCCCTTTCTTCACGAACGAAAATTCAAATTTCATTACGAAACCTCATTCTTCATCTCCTTCAAATCCACCAATACCAATATCCACAAAGGTAGAACCATCAACATCCTCAAAGAGTTGGAAGTCAAAATCACCTTCGTAAAAGTGATACTTGTGTCCATCAGTTATTTTTACTTCTTGGTCAAGTGGAAACTCTTTGAGTTTTTCAATCCATTCTGCGACGGTCATTTCAGTTGCTCCAGAACACTAATAAATTGATGAATACAATCTTTGGGAATGGAAAAAGAACTTCCTTGTTTGGTTTCAACATTTCCAATCAATTCATAATACTCAATTTCAATGCAACCTTCACCATCATCGGTGAATTCGTAGAACCAACCATCTTCGTGGTGAATACGGATTTCTTTGGTGATTTGATAGTCCATCAGTCCTTTGTGTGTATGAGAGTATTATAGGGCATCACGAGGATGCTGTGCGATGTCCTGTGACGGTTTTTCAACTGTCTCATCACTCCAATAGTATTTCAGTTTATCACCATCTGCAGAAATGTTCAAGTGATAGATTTTATCATCTTCTGTATATACACCAATCCAAAGTGTCCTCTCATTCATACTTTCCAGGTGAAACATTTGAATGTCTTGGAGCACAATTTCGTCTGGGTTTTCTGTAAATCTACTCACTTTTCCAACCTTTTAGTAATGTTTTCAAAAGAACTATAATCATAAGAAGTTTTTTGTCCCATTCGTATTTTTCCATCAGGAAGAAAAGAATGTTTATGAACTACTATTTTTCCTTCAAGTTCAAGAAAATCAATCAGTATTCTATCACACCCATACCATTCTTTAAGATGTTGTGATACTTTTACATAATCTATGTGTTTATCAATCATAATGTCTCTAATTCATCAGTTTCTCTCCGTCGTTGTCCTAATTCCCAACCCATTTCACATTTATTACAACCTTCTCCAGTGCATTCCCATCCACCGTGACACTTCTCACATCCTTTACCACCACAATAATTACAAACAGGATGACTATCCATTATTTCAATACCTCATCAACATCAACACCATCATAATCACTAATACCCAACTTGAACCTTACAAAATCCAAAAAGTCCAATTCATCACACTCTGGAATATAATATTCTCCATCACCATCTCTATGAGTAAAATTAGCAAGATAATCATCAAAGACCAAGAGTATTGCTAATGCTCTTGCTTCATCATGAGATGTTAGATGTGTGTGAGGATGGGCAACAATCTTTTTTACGCATTGAAATAATTCTTCACGAGTATAACTGAAAGATTTTGCTTCTGGGTTGAGTTTATAAGTCATTTCAAACTCCTCAATACTTTACGAAGAAACTGAATAGAACCATAAAACTCTTGACCATCTTGACCACCAATCACAATCCAATCAATCTCTTCCAGAGCAAGTTGAATCTTTTGCTCTCTGGTGAGGTCTTCAAAATCTTTTTCTGCAAGTTCCTTTCTTTCAATCGCAGCAAGATGTTGGAATGCTTCTTTGTTTTCCTCCATAATGTTTTTTGCGATGTTTAGAACTTTCTCTTCTTTCGCAGCATCCAAAAATTTTTCGTCAGATAATTTTATAAATTTATCTATTGCTGCCCATATTCTATTGTATTCTTCTCTACGTGCTGCCTCTTCAAACATATAATCAGGATAGTTTTCAGTCATCTTTTGCAAGTTCCTCTATTGCTGGTTTGTATTTTTCAATACCTTGTTTAGCAGCATCCAAAACTTTTTGATAATCTTCTTTGGATACTTTTGCAGTAATTACATTTTGTGTAGGTTCGTTATTCATAAGTTTTCTCAGTTTTTCTTTACCATACTCGGTGAGTTGTTGCTTATTCTTACGGAGTTCTTGGACTTCTTCATCAGTCAATCCAAGAACCCACGGCATATCTTCACTCATCCCATCTTACCCAAGTAAATCCTAACAATTCTAATGCAAAAGAAAATTTCCAGCACCAGAACAGAATATCAATCAACCGATTATTTCCAAAGGCAATTTGAAGATAAACACCAGAAGGATATTCATTCCAACCCAAATCAAGTTGAAGAAATGACCGTCTTTTACCTTTGAGTAGAGTGAATACATAATTCACTCCATAATCTTCTTTTTTAGTGCAATCAAGAATTTTCACGAATAACTATCTCCTTGTTCTTGAAATACAAATACTTCACTCACACTCAACATAATTGCTTCTGTAATTGCATCCACGATTGCACCTTCTGTTGGATTTTCATTATGCTTGAATGCTCTCCTATAACCCAGACGAGTACCTTCTTCTACTGCTCGTTCCATTATCACATAAGTGTTTACTTTCATCAACCCAACTCCCGAATGCCTTTCATAAGATAGTTAAAATCCCTACTTTCGGTAATGCTTTTGGTTTCACCACAAACATTACATTTTCCTTCCCAGACCGATGATACTCCATCGTGATATTCTCCATATTTTTTACCACAATCAAAACACACTACACTTGCTTTCTCAAGTTTCTTTCGCAGTTCTTCCTTTTCGGCAGCATCACACATTGCTTCAATTTCAGATTCTGTATAATTAGGATTATTCGGATTTAATGCTCGTGAAAGTTTTGCTTTCAAATCAGTGATTTGTCTTCCAGTGCTACTACGAAGTTCCCAATACCGATGTTCCCAGTGATTGGGTTCAACCTTATTCTGTTCGTTCCACTTTTCATCCACAGAAAGGTCTTCTTGCAATTTGAGGTCATACTCCTCTGCAACCTTACGCATATCTTCAATATCACGCATTTCATTGAAGACAAGAGACATTGCACCCTTATCAATTCCTCGTTGATTATGCCCGATCGCAAGCATAAAGTTATGAAACAGTTTGAAGAGTTGAACCGTATTCAGGTCTTCTGCAGGAACCTCAAAGATAACATTCTCAGCAGGTAGTTCTTCGTTATCATAGATACCACCTTTAGAATCCCACTTGGAGGTGTATTGAATTTTGATTTTCGCAGTGAAAGTCATTTGAAGTTGTTTGAATACTCATACTATAAAACCCTCTTGAGCAAAAGTCAAGAGGGTCTGTGACGGTTTGGGAAGTGGTTCAGATCATTTTATAATCTTCTTGTAGATATCCTGAAACCACACGATCATAATTCGCAGTCGGACAATTGGTAAGACGATGATGAAGATGATTCAACCCCGAAATTTGATAGTCCTCATACTGATTATCCTGAAGAATTCCAATCAAGTGCTTTCGTTCGTTTGATGTTTTAGGATGTCGAAGAGCACACTTACCAATGTAATCAATTTTGCGCCAGGTTCTGGACATAATCCGATCCTCAATTACTTTACTATTTTAATCCTTTTTGTTCTTTTCGTCAAATTCTTTCATTAATTCTTCGGCAAGTCTCATAGATCTTCTATGAATTAACCAACGAACAATAAAGTTACTTGGTGAATGAAGTGCCCACCACTTTACCTTCTCATATTGAACTTGTACTAATTGAGTCAATAGATAAAATCCTCTTGCAATTGAAGAATCTGTAAGAATCAAATAACCAATACAAAAGAAGATGATAAAGTAGATATAAGAAGCATTCATTGTTTTAAATTATTTGGTTTGATAATCAACGGGCAAGAAGGAACCGTCTTACGAAGTTCATTGATAATTTCCATTTTTTGTTTTGGACTTAATAATGAAATATCAATCAGACGATTTGAAATTTCTATGACCTGTTTGCAGGATAGAATTGTTGTGAGAAGTAGAGTTCCCATAGGACTGTTCCCTATGTATAAAAATATTTATCGTGCAAATCCTTCACTCTTTATTTTTTTCTTATCTTTAACAATAATAAAATCCAAAAAATCTGGAATTTGAGAATTCACGAACCAATATCCCTGAGCGTCCTCCCAATCATTGAAAAATAACTTTTTACCATTTTTCAGTACAACTTCGTAGTTGTGTCTATCATAAGGAGTATCAGATGTACATTTAAATGTTTGACTCATAAAAATTTTTCCAAATTTGTTGTTGCCTTCTTTCTTGATATCTTGATTTGCTTATCAATATAAGATTTTGCCGTCTTATAATTGTTTGCGGTATGGACCTGTTGTCCCTTATAGACGATAATATACTTATTACCACAAGGAATTGCCGCCCATTCCATATCCTTACTCACAAATCCGTTTGGATCTCCTGGAGTAGGATTCAATAGAGTTTCATTTTGAATGTTCATTAAAATACAATCGTAGAGGACATTACTCGGGCATTTGGATATTGAGCAAGAGCAACCCGAATCGCTTCTTGGCGATCCCGAGCATAACATTCCACATAGAATGTCTGTCCACTTACCATGCATGTTACACGATGTTTCATAATAAACTCACTTAGTAATGGTAGAAACTACAGGTTGACCCTGAACAAAAATCGTGTCAGAGACACTTTGAAGTCGTCGGGCAGTTGAGATACCAGTGTTATTATACACGGGAACATGAATGAATCCATGAGGTTTGTGATAGTTGTCCAACTGTCCAGGAGTCAGAGAACCCTCTGAGAGGCGCCTAGAATCGTCTGGATGGAGGCGAATCACCCGCCCAATAGTCTGCGCCATAGACGTGATGTCGAGGTTCCTCATGAGCACACAGGAGGTCAATCCTGGGCAATCAATACCCTCTGATAGGATCGAATAATGAAGAATAATAAATTTCTTTTCTGGATCTGCACCATATACTTTCAGAGTATTCATGAACTCTTCACGATTCACCTTACGATTGTTAATGAATGCACCATACTTTGATGTCACCCACAGAACATCATAACCATAAGATTGCACTTCGGTCATAAAATCTGTTTCTGCAAGCATTCGAATCAATACCTTAGTGTTTGGTGCTGCCACAAGAACCTTCTGCATATTATCCTCATTCAGAATCGTATCCAGAAGAGTCATACAATCACGCTCTGCGGCAAATTCCTTATCACGAATTGAATCAATCTGTTTTGTTGTGATCTTAGGTGAAACAATAAAACCATGAGATACCATGTCGGATCCAGAAATATTCACAATCATCTGACCATATACATGACTCCAATTCATTCCTGGTTTTTGATTCGTAGAATACTTAGGAGTTGCAGTATAAGAGTAGAAACGATTGGAAATCTCTGACAATTTTTCTACATACGGAAAAAAGTCCTTACGAACAGAATTATGTGCCTCATCCATATGAACAGTATCAATCATGATATCTGCCTCAATCAAACGATGAAGTGAATGATAAGTTGTAAAGATAATCTTATGTCCAGATGTATTCTCAATCCAATTACGAATGATTTTTACATTCGTAGATGATTCATAAGAAGTATCACCACTATGACAATGAAATACAGATGCATTGGTAATGTGCTCCATATATTCAGAACACAACTGATTAGCAAGCATCAATCTTGGTGAAACTACAACAATAGTTTGATTCTGATACTGTTCAAATTGTTTGATAGAGTCGTAAATTCCAATCAGAGTCTTACCTGCACCTGTGACTGCACAGATAATACCCTTAGAGTACTTCTTCATCTTATCAATGGCATTCTGTTGGTGAGGACGAAGTTGAATCATGGTCTTTGGTTGACTGTCCTGATATTATAGCAATAAAAAATCCCCTTTTCGGGGATGAAGTGGACAGTTCTTAAAGTGTCTTATATAAGCTTAAACTCTCATCTTCAAAGGAGACAAAGGTAGTCTAGCAGTATTAGAGCACTTATGTCAAGTCTCTTTATTATTTTCTTCTATTTCAATCACCATTTCTTCAAATGCCTTTTCCCAACCATCTAATGATTCTGTCCATTTGTTCAGTGGACAACTATCAAGGATAATTCTTGCTTTAGTCTCTAAAAAACATCCACATTCAAAACATCTTTGTTGTTCTGAATCATATTTGTCACACTTTTTACATATCTCCATCCTTTCGTTAAAAAGATTGTCGTCTGCAAATAAGTTTTTTCCTTCTGTGTTATTAAGGTGTTTAATTACATCTAAAGTAAATTTAGATAAATTTTTACCTTGTTCAATCAAAGAAGGATATTTTTTTTCCATGAATAAATTAAAAAATAACTGGTTTATTTAGCGCCTAATATTAAATCGGTTCTTCCACTGATTTGATAATTAGATCCAGTGACTGCTCTTCCAGGACTACCACCATCAGAACCATAATAGGCAGAAGCAGGTCCAACGTAATATGCATTTAACATAGATTGAATATCATTTCTTGTAGTTCCTCCACCTTGTTTTGCCCAATCTGCACCATTGCCACCTTTTTTTCCATTCTCGCCAGTTGTTGCATAAGTAGGACAACTTGCAAGAGTTCCTGATGTTGGACCATTTGTTGCATCCAGTGTTATAATTGAATCTGACCTTGTTTGATTATAACCTTGCCCTAACCCACCATTACCACCAGTTCCACCAGGACCTCCAACTATATTCACTGGATCATAAACTTCACACTCAGTTTTACTAATGCAAGTTTTACGACACCAAATAAAACAAGCACATCCGCCATTACTGTTATTTCCTCCTATTTTCCTTGCATCACGAGAATTATAAGTTACATTATTAATTGTAATAGGATTATCTGGATTTCCACAACTCGGATACCATTCACAGTTACAATTAGATCCTGTAGTATATGTTCTTCTTACCCAACAAGGTCCATTAGGACCAGTCCAACCATCCGCACCTCTAGCACCTCCACCACCACCAGATTTAATTGATGAACCCTCATCTAATGTTATAATAATTTTTGCAGTTTCTCCAGATCCAATAGAATTTACATATAAAGCATTACCCCCCACCCCAGAATTTCTTGCCCCGCCTGCACCTAAAATTTGACCACCATTTCTCAAATGAATTTGAAAATTATATGCTTCAGTATCAAAATATGCTGCAAATTTCGTGGCAGTTATGGATCCTATTGTGCCATCGACATAAAATACTTTTTTGACATTTTTATTTAAATTTGAATTCCAAGATTGTGAAGATATATCAATTCCATTTTTGGTGTTATCAGATGCATTATCATTTGTTCCAGACTGTATAATGTCATAATATTTAACTTTTCCACCATAAAATTGAGATACTTTCCAATTTTGTAATGATGAGATAGTGGAATTTTCAGTAGAATTTGGAACTATCGGATTTGATTCGGCGTTACTTGCATTTCTTAGTAATTCTGAAGCTTTAATCTGACCAGAATTTTCTTCTTTAAAATTATTTCTTAAGGAGGAAAATGAAATCGGAATTGATTTACTTGGGACATCATAAAATTTTCCAGATCCTTTGTTATAGGAAATAGTTACTGCCATATTTTTATATTAGTAAAGATCGTGCCAATTAGTTCCATCAAACGCCTGATGCTTATTGATACTAGAATTAAAAATAATTGCTCCGGGGGAAGTAGTCAATCCAGAAACATTATAAAATGTTTCTCTACCAGCATTACTTACAGTCGGTGGGATAAAATAAGCTAAAGAAGTTGCACTACCAACTAATCCAAAATCAAGTATTGATCTTGGGGAATAAGTTCCAAATCCAATTCCAGATCCTGCACTATTGGTTAATACTAAAGTTCCATTAAAAATGCGAAACGAATTATTATGAAGTTGAAAAGATCCTGTTTGCTCATCACCTTCATAAAGGGCAGTTGTTCCAATTCCAATTGATTGGAATCTCGCAAACCCATTACACGCAAATTGTTCTTGGCCAATAATTGTCGTGTTAATTCCAATACTATTGAATAGAGCGGTAGAAGTTTTAGCGTCTAATCCGACAGAAGGATTAGAACTATTAATTCCAATATTTGAAGTTACGTTTAATTTTTGTAATGTGGTAATTCCGGAATTATTATTTAAATTAGTATTAGAAATAATATCTGGATAATCGATATTTGCAGATAAAGTTCCATCTACAAATAAATCACTTTTTACATACAAATTATCTTGAACTGTAACCGAACTAATACCTGAGGATCCTAAAAATACATTTCCAGTTGCAGTTAAAGTCCCATCATAATTTAAAGTCATCAATTCATTATTAGTTTGACCATAAATCCATCTAAACTTACCAGTATCAATTCCTACAACAGTCGTGTCTGCATGTAAATATAAATTAATATTTCCAGTATCATTATTAATAATATCAAAAGTTTTTGATGCATTTCCAAATCTTAAAACTGCGGTACTTCTACCAACACCAACAGACTGCCCAATACTGATTCTTGATTGCCCACTATCAGAAATAACTTCTAAGAGTGATCCAGAGGATTTTCTAATTTGTAATTCTGATGTTGGTAATGCCGTTCCAATACCAATTCTCCCAGAATTAAGGGCAGCAAATGCAGTTCCACCAGTTCCAACATGAGAGGTTGTAAATACTGTTGATACTCCAGTTGTTGAAAATCCACTATTGATCGAATTAACTGTTATATTTGCAGAAGTTGTGATCGAATGTGCAGTCGATGCAATGCCAGTTAAATTACCAACAAATCCCGATGATGCAGTAATAATACCAGAAACATTAATGTTTGATGGTAATCTTGAATTATTAATTGTTCCAGTCAATTGTGAAGCATTAAGAGCAGTGAGATCTGCACCAGAACCACTGAAACTTGCTGCAGTTATAATTCCAGAATACGATGCATTTCCAGTTGAGTTAATTGTAACTCCAGTTCCAACTTGTAAATTTCCTCTTGGAATCGTAGTTCCTATACCAACACTAAAAGAAGTTGAAATGGTAGAATTTCCACTGTTTATATACCACCCATCAACCGCAATTGCGTAAATATCAGTTAGTCCAGAAGCACTTCCAGAAAAAGATGTCGCAGTGACTACTCCAGAAACCGACAATCCTTGTGTGGCGGTTAAAAATCCTACTGTCGCAACTCCAGCATATAAATTATTCGTTGTTACAAGACCAACGACTTTTACATTACCCCTAACATCTAAAAATTCAGTTGGAATTGACGTTCCAATTCCAACCAACCCATTAGGATTTACAATAAAATTATCATCATCAATCTGAACACCATTTCTAAGGTTAAATGCCTTTCTATAATTATTTGACATCTTACATGGTTTTTAGTTATTTATCTTCAAAGTTCTTCTCAAGTTTTTCAACCTTATCTGAAAGTTCTTTAATTGCCTCTACAAGAAGAGGGACAATTTTATGGTAATCAACCGCCAAGTATCCATTATCTCTAGTTGTAACTGCTTCCGGAAGTATTTCAAGAATTTCTTGAGCAATAACTCCAACATCATGACCAGATTTATTAGATTTTTCATTCCAATCAAATGTATTCCCACTAATTGAGAGTACTTTTGAGAGAGGATCTTGAATTGATACAATATTATCTTTTAATCTTTGATCTGAAGTCCAGAATGCCGTAATATCATCTGTAACACTTAGAATACCACTAATTGTAGTATTGGTTTGTATTGCAACAAGACTTCCCGATGTAGCATTAAGTTTTAAATCGCCAGTTGCAGTATCAATAGTGTTATCATCAGTCTGAGCAATTCTAACTTCACCAATATGAGCATCACTGAATGGTTTAGATGCTGTTCCGAGATATGCACCCTCATCTTCATCAGGAACAATTCCAGTATTTAAAACAACCTCTCCATTGAAAACTGATCCCGCAGACACAATCAATGAATCTGAAGAAGTATTTGCAATTCTAACTTTACCACTAAATGTTGATTGTGCCTTTGATCTGATTTCTTTATTAAAAGTGACCGGACCATTAAATTGAGAAAGAACTGCACCAGAAGTCCCTCCCTCAACTAAGAGTCTTTCTTTTACGGTGACCTCATCAAATACAACACTAAGTTTATTTGGGTCTTCTCCAGTTACGGTTGGTTTGGGAATATCATAAGAAACAACTTCACCACTGGTCGCTGAGGTCTTCGTGTTTCCGTTGAAGAGATCTCCATTATTATTGAGACCATTATAGGCAACAACGCCTCCAGAACGCTCCTGAGAGTTTGCCAGGAAGTTTTCTTGATCATTTAAAGTTTTAATCTGAACCTGAGGTAGTCCAGTTGAATAGTTACCAGGACCATATCCAAGATATTCAAATGTATGCCCAGATGCTCTTAGAATAGAAGGTCTATGAAAATCAACAGCAATTGGGTTAATTTCACGAATCAGTGAATTAGACTCATGATTTTCTCGACGAGTACCAAGAGATCCACGAATTACTGTTACAGAAGTGGTATTATTACCACTTGTAACTCTCATGATTTCATTATCAATTTGAATATAAGAACCAACAGAAAGTCGAGATGCATTTGCAATACTCAGGGTTGTTTCTGTTGTGATTGCTGACCCAAGAACAAAATTATCTTGATAGAATACAACTCCACGAGATCCAAAGTTCTCTCCTCTTATATCAGAAATTCCATCATTTGAAGAAAGACCATGTTTGAGAATATAACCACCAGAAGCACTTAGAGATGTATTTGTAATAGATGTAAAACTATTATAAGAAAGTTTATCTTTTACCAAATAATTTCCAAGATTATTATTGGAAGAATCTATAACGGTAAATCTATTGCCCGCAAGTAAACCATGAGCGGATGATGTTGTAAAAGTCGTAATACCAGTTGTTGCACTATATGTTGGAGAACCACTAATTTGAATCGAAGGACTTACAATAAATGCATATTGAGTTGTTGAAACTGTGGAATCACCTGAAGTTTTAGCAATTGAAATTTGATTTGCCGCAGGTATTGAAGTAATTCGATAATGCCCATCAGATTTTGTTCCATCTCCAGTGAATTGAACAACATCTCCAATATTATTTGAAATACCAGTAGAAGTAATATTAAATCTCGCATTACCATTACCCGCACCAATTACAGTTTGGTCAAAATAAAGATTTCCTGCAGAATATCCAGAACCAGGAGACATAACTGTTGCCGAAGTGACGGCATTACCAGATACAACAACCTTTGCTGTTGCACCGCTCCATGATCCGGTTTGAGATCCATTTAGTAGTTTAACATTATAATAAGTTCCATTATTATAAGATGCTCCAGATGCACTTACGGTTCCTGTTGAAATTCCTGCAAGATTATGATTTCTTGAGAAAGTAATAGTCGCAATACCAGAAGTGGATACCACAGAAGAAATAGTAAGACCAATTCCAATAGTTTTAAATGCAAGATCAGTGGATTCTCTTGTGATACTCTTTTTAAGATCATTTGTAACTACAGCACCGATTGGGAATCGTTTTGCATAAGTTTTTGCCGTATAAGGATTTGATTCAACATTATCACGGTCTAATTGTGGGTAGAGATCAACTGGAAGTTGACTGTATTTGAGATTTGTAAATTCTTCAGAGATTTTATTATTTGCATTGAGCACATAAAGATGATAAATTCCATCTTGTTGATTATAGATGTATGGAGAAATAATCTCGTTGCGATAAACATAAAGATTTGACTTCCAATCATTTCTTTCGAATCTTGGAAGATTTTCATCTCTCGTTGAAGTTGTATCTGTGAATGTTCCTACATTGTGAATATCACCAATAACATCCGTTGTGGAATATTTGAATGTATAAGAATCTGTAATATCTGTTACTTCAAATCTACCATTATATCCAACATTAAATGTTCCAGTTGAATTTGTTGAGGACTTAACATTTTTAATATTCACATAATCGCCAATCTGAAGATTATGAGGAAGTTCGCAAACTATTGTTACAGTATTTGATGAGACAGAACAATTTGAAATTAATCTAAGATTTCGATTGAAATCATAATCAGTACTGGCAATTGAAACTGTTGTAAAATCACTGGAACTTCTAGCACCAGTAGATTTCGATTCTTGAATTACAAATCCTGACTCTGGATCTTTGGCATTTGAAAGTTCTTTTGGAATAACGACTCTGAATTTATAAAGTTTTTCATCAAGACTTCTTTCATCGGAAATTCTTTTTACATAAACAAGATCCGTGGAAGTTCCAAATACTGAGGTTCCTCCAGATGCTAAAGCATTATAAATTTCATTATTTGCATTTGTATGAATAAACCACCCTTTTGTTGGATTATATTGAATTGGAGATCCATATTCTCCTGATGTTTTATCAGAAACGCGACTCAGAATATGAAGATTGGTCCCACCATAAACCGTAAGTTCTTGATTTGTAGTTGCGTTTGTAAAAGATGTTGCAAGTTTAATTGTATTATTATCACCATTATTAATTACATAATATGTCTCGTGTTCTGTAATATTTTCTGGTAAGTCACCATCATCACTTACAATTTTAACCTTTTCCCCTGTAATCAGAGTATTTGAACCAATTGTGAATGAATTTGATGTAGGTCCGGAAATGACATCATAAGATTTAACTGAACTTGTTGTTCCAAGTGCGGTGGTAAATCCAGTTGATGAAATTACATTATCACACATGTAAATGGATGCCGAATATGTTGTTCCATCATTTGTGAGATATAATTTATCATTTAATCTGGCACCGATTCTATATCCTTGAGTAGTGGAAGAGGGTGAAGAGTCTTGAGCACTAAATCCAGAAAGATATAAATGACTTGAAATTCCAACTGAAGTTGTAAGACCAACATCAATTGATAACCATTCAATATTATCTTCTGTTGTAGATATTACTGCTCTCGGTGGTATGATTGCGGTTATATATCCTCTATCGTCCTTATCAAATGAATCTTTTTTAAATCCACTTGAGTTTAATGATATTTGACCAAAGTTTGAGTTTGAGTTAGTAATAGATGCATCGGCGCCAGATTCGGCATCAAAATGTTTATTGAATCCAATTGCAAAAACGGAAACAATTTGGATGAATGCATCATTTGAAATCTTAATATGACTTGTTTCCCAACCCTGACGATAAATTGCATCAGGATCTAAATGGTAAATCTTCGTGGAATCAGTTTGAGATGATCCAGTTGTTAAATCAGATCCATATACTGCAGTAATTGGACTTACACTTTCATAGGATCTTGTTAACTTATTGTATTTAACAAATGCCCTGTCATCCTTTTGAAGTGATACTGCCGTAAATTGTGCAACAACGGTACTTCTAAATCCAGATGCCTTACTTCCATCTGCATGAAGACCATTCATCCCCCATACAGAACGAAGAGAACAGTTAAAAATATAGGGCGATGCACCATTTACGGTATCTGTTTCTATGGTTACAGTTGCCGCTGAAGCACTTGGACTTGCATTTAGTGTTGGATAAGATGAAACTCCAGGAAGAAGATAGGTGAATACTGTTGAGGATATTACATTTTGAACTTGTGTTGAGATGTTGTAAGGTTGTGTTACTCCAGATCCACTCACTCCTTTAATTTTAATCGGAGTTCCTGAATTAAGTTCGTGAGGTTTACTCGTGGTTACGGTAACCACTGATGATGCTGTTGCACCATTACCCGAAATAATACTTGAAATTTTTATAGAATCAGATGCAAATGCCCCAACAATTTCCCATTCTGGTCTTTGTTTTGCAAATCCTCCAGGAGAACTTGGAAACTTTTGGTCAATATCTCGATATGCATTAAAGGCATTTGATACCTTTGCATAATACATATCAAGATCGGTTAAATCTGTTGAGGTTCCTCCATTAAATGGCAATGTAATATCATTTACACCATCACAAAATTCAAAGCAAGTGAGTTTATGATGAGAAAAATTAGGTGTTGATTGATATGTTGTAGTAAAACTATTTGGATTCGTATAAACAGTACCTGAAGGATCTGCATCAAATAATGAAAACTGCCAAAAATAACAAGCACCAGTAATTCTAAAAATGGCGGATTTTGGTACAGTGGAGTCAGTTGGGTTCGGAACATATTTTGGTCGAATCTTTGTTTTACGAAGATCAAGACTAACTACAGATGTTCCTCTGGGTACAACAACTCCACCATAATAACTATTGAACTTATAGAGAATATTATCTTCTTGATTGAGATCGAAAACTGAATCTAATTGAAGAGAAAATACAGAAGATGCAATGGATTCGCTTCCACTTCTGGATACTGCCTTTGCTCCACTATTATTATAAATTGCAAAACCTGGTCTATTATCAATGGTATGTTCACCAGGAAAGAGAAGAATCGTTGTTTTCTCTGTCAAATCATTATCATTACCTTTCTGATATGAGAACCTTGCAGATTCTAAAAGTGCTCTTTGAATTGTTTTGAATGGTGAAATTAAACTTGTACCATCATTCGTGATTGCATCAGTGGAGTTAATATCGCTGGGATTTACAAAGATTATACGACCGTCAGTTGAACGAATAAAATTCTCTAATTTGTTCAGGGACATTTTTTATTTGTAACATACCTATTATGATTTATTTATTCGTAATAGACTTCAAGATCTTCTGGTAAATCTTTCGGATTTTCTATTTCTACATTGAAAAAACAGGGATGTACTTCTTCTTCGATTAGATACGATGAGGATTTGTAGATGTCTTCTGGTTCAAATGTACGATTTTTATCTGCTTCTCTACATAAGTCTTGGTCGTATAAGTGACCATCAGGTAGTTCATCGAAGGTAAATGGAAAACTATTGATAAAGTACATTTTCACAATCATACTGCCGTCATTGTACCAGCAGTATGCGGAGTCGATACGATAAGACATAGGGGGGTGCCCAATATCTTATATTTATTTTGATGTCGGTAGGGAGACTTGAACTCCCACGGGCAATGCCCAACAGATTTTCGTACCACTATAGTTTTCACTACCCTTTCGGTTTGTGGTCTGGACTATACCTTCACCATACCTTTCGGTTTAGGTGTTCCCCGTCTAGTCTCTACACGTTTTGCATTTTCTAGATAATTTCAACCCTCTCTAGAAGCACATTGGGTAGCCGTTGTCTTTCCAACTGTCTTGCAACTTCGCTCGGTATTGCCATTTTACAGGTTTCACCGAATTTGAGGAATTACACTCATAAAGTTTCCTAAATGAGGCTCAATTTTCATAAGTCTGGTGTGTCTACCGATTCCACCATACCGACGATAAGACCATAATAACTCATAGAGTTCTAACAGTCAAGTGGTCGCAGTGGGAATCTAATCTACCTTCGGCGATTTATGGAACCGCTGAATTCGAACAGATTACTATACGACCTACATTCGCTATTCGCAAATAAAGAATAGCAATAGTCGCCCAGGGTATCGAACCCTGCCAAAGGCCCTAATCTGGGGCAAAGGGTTTATAAGACCCCTCTGAACACCTGTTCTGACGACCATAAACCCAAATCAATTATAGAGGATTTGGAACTCTTTGTCAAGGTGCTTCGTTGTTTAACTCAGTGTGTATTCGTATAAGTTCATCATCTATAGGCATCATTACTGCTGCCTGCCCATCTTCGTTGATGATGCCTAAACTTTCTCCATTTTCAACTCGTTCCATAAGTTCATTAAACCTTTCTTGAAACTCTTCCACTGTGAAAACTTCCATTTCCGATATTTATATTATAGCATCAATTGCCTGAAACCGCAAGGTCTGCGTATTCAATTTGCTCAGGATCAAGATTTGCAGTCACAACTTCAAGGACATTCATAAACTCACCCACAGTTTCACATTCTACCATACGCTCATTTCCTTGATCACTTAGAAGAAGAAAAGATCGGGAGCATACATCAATTACGATTCCTAGTACACATTCTTCTTTCACATTCATTCGGATCGCCCGTTCGTTACTTGGATATTATAGGGGGTCTTGCCGTCCTTGTCAAGCGAGTATGAAAGAAGTTGATCCAATACCAACGGCACTAAGCATGACTCTATTTCCACTCAATGAAATTGTTATTGGAGTAGTATTAGCAACACTTATAAATCCACCAAATGCTGTTGCAACTCCAGAAACATTTAGGTTTTGTGTTGATAAACTTGTTATCGTAGTAATTGCAAGATTTGATTGTTCTTTAACGGTTAAATTTCTAATCGTCAAAGAATCATAATTTAGATTGCCATTGATATTAACATCTTTATTGAATGTTGCATTTCCATTGAAATGAGAATCTAATCCGTAATACTTAATTTCTGTCATCTTATGTTACTGCATCGACAACCGCATTAACAACTGTACCCATAACATCACCAATTAAATTATCAATTAAATCTATGCCAATAAAACTACCCTCAAAAATTTGCTTTGTAAATCCTTTTCCAAGTAAATATGGCAGATTTCCACTCGTCCCTTTCACATCAATACTCTGACCATCTATCATAATACGACCAGAACCAGATTTGATATTAATATTTCTACCTGCCTTAAAATGTATATCTTCTTCTGACTCAATCATAATATTTGTTGCATAAATTCTCACCATACCATTTGCAGATATCGATACATTTCCATTATTACCGATAATGACAATATCTTCTCTTCCCTCTTCATTTTTTGTTCCACCTGAAATCTGAAGAGAATGATCATTATAAATGCTCATCAATCCACCACTACTCAATGAAATAGAAGATTGATTATCACCACTATCTGTTACACCATAAATTTTATAGACATCAGTTCCATTTAATCCCATTTGAGGACTTGCAGTATCAATTCTAAAGTTTGGATTGAAACTGATTAGTTGTCTTTTGAATATATTTTTAGTTCTTTCTGCCATTTTATATTGGACAATCTATAGATGTTTGAATGGTTTCAGAAATTTTTGGAGATCCTAAAAGTGGACGAAGAATTGCTCCACTTCCAGTATTTGATGTGACCGTAAGAACTGGAAGAGTATCTATAATATTATTTAGGGGAGTAACCTGATAGATTCTACCATCGACAATTTGTGACTGATAAGTATTTCCAACATTATCAGTCACAATAGCATCCTTATATCCACTTCCACCATTTTCAACTAATACATTAAGAACAGAATAATTTTCAACATTTCCAACAGAATAATTTTCACCCTCAGAAACAATGTAAATCGAAGTTACTTCACCTTTCTCATTTATAATTGATCTGGCAACCGCACCATATCCCTGATCATTATCATCTACAATTTCAACAAATGGTGGAAAGGTGTATCCAGAACCAGAATTAGTTACCTGAACTCCAATAACACTTGCTGTTATAATTCCATCTGAATTTTTTATAAGATTTCCAAAAATTGGAATTGCCGTACAACCCGATCCAATTCCACCACCAAAAATATTGATTATTGGTGGACTTGCAAACTGCAAGGTATCGGTGAAGCATTGTTGAACTGATTTAATATCAACCCCAGAATTTACAATATCAGTAATATTTTGAATTGATTGATATGTATTCATCATGGAACTTGCTAAAGTTGATGTTGATCCAGATGCCCCATTTCCAACTGTCCATTCATTAACAAGACTTTCAAATTTATCAAAATTTTGATTACAAGAAAATCCAATTCCAAATTCAGAAAATATTCCAATTGCCTCTCTCATTAAATTTCCAACATTAAAATCAGAAAAGAATTGAAGTAACTTAGATACCATATCTAAAGGACCACTCATTAAATTCTCAAGAACTCCAATAATTGAGTTTAATAAAGATCCTGCAAATTGATCAGCAGCACAACTCACAAAACGATCCACATTATTAATTACAGATTGAAGCATTTCTACAACAATACTCTTAAGCATATCAATCGCTTTACCAGCAATACAAGAAAATGCATCTTCTAATAATTTTACAGGAATTACCATTGCTTTTTGTGCAAGAACACCTGCCTCATGTGCCACTACTGGATTTCCTGTTGCAGCGAGTACCTGGGAATATACAAGTTTATACAATAAATTTAATCCCTTTTTTAACAGAATAATAAGTTTTTCCTTAAGAAAATTAAAAATTCCACCAATAAAGTCATTGCAAATACTAACTATTTTATCTGCAACTTTTCTAATTTCTGCGTTAATTCTTTCAGTATCACCCTGTAGTCTTTTAATTTTTTTAAGAAAATTTTGAATGATACTTTTAATTTTATCAATCTGAGTATTTTTAACCGTATTTGCAAGAGGGATTTTATCTCCTATTGCACTATTTTCAGATACATTTAAATTTTGCTGTGCCTGTTCAGGAGTTACACTTTGAGGAGAACGATTTGAATTTTCTTTGACTTCATTTGATTCTGATGCAGCACCATCTTTTGGATTCAATAAATTATTTTTATTGACAGTAGAAGAATATCCAGTAAATCCTTCAAAAGGTGATTTATAAGATGTTGATGGAACCTGATCTGTTCTTCCAAAAGTTGCAAGAATTACGGGAATCTGAGCGTTATCTCCATCTAAGAAAAATCCCAGAACAATATCACCTTGTTGTAGTTGAACTCCAGTTGCAACATTTGCGGCACCAGATCCTGCAGTTGTTGGAATCAAACATTGTGCCCAAGGAAGATCTTCATTTGGAAGTTCTACTTCACTATAAGGATGATAACCTAAAATTCTAACTTTAAAGCGATTCCCCCATCCACCTCCTTCAACTTGTTTTCCCATAGAAGACAGTGGTGGAATTTGCCCAATCCACCATCTAAATCCGTCTCTACCAATAAAATGACTCTGTAGTAATGATTGATCTAACATTTATGATTTCCTTTCTTCTACATTGATTCCAAAAGTATCACGAATCAATTTCATTGAAGTATATGATCTTTCGGTATCAAAATGATGACATAACTCCTTAATCATATATAGACCACTTGTTTCTCTATCAAATTCTTTTGCATTAGATTGAGAAATCTTTGGGAATTTACATTCGATTACATCACCCGCTTTTAGATTTGTATTTGAAGGTACAACGACATTTAATGATTGGGTAAACATTGTATTGTATCTCATCAAGGATTGAGACTGATGAAGACTTGGATCTGAATTTACATCTTTTGATGCATCCTGTTCCATGGTTCCAATATCCAGAACTGCCGTGATAATTCTTGACGGGACATCACCAAGAGACTTATCAGATCCTTCTGAAATTGGCGGAAGTTCTAGGTTCCCTCCCATATTTTTTGCCTTTGATGAATAATCAGATTGTTTAAATACACCTTCTTCAGGTTTTGAGAAGTTGAAATTCAAAGGATTGAAAAACATGCGATGACTTGCATAAGTTCCAAGTCTCAGTTTTTCAATTAGATTCTGATTTTTTTCTGTATAATAATTAAGAATACGGAAATCATTATTCATTTTTTTATCATCATCATTATATGTTTCTTGAGATTCAGTATAGATGTACTCCGCCTTGGGTTTTTGTAGCATCAGTTCATCAAGTGATCTGAACTGAAATCCATCTTGTGTTTGATAAAATAAAAATCCTGCGGTTGCGCTACCAGAACTTTCTGGGACTGCCTTTGATGCCAACCAAATTAGAACTGTAAATGGTTTTCTAAGATTTCCAATAAATCCATATTTGTTTGAGGATTTGTCAATTGTTCCAATCTTAGATGTTTTTAAATTATCTTTGAGTATTTTTTCTACAGAATCACTAATCTTAAGTGATGTTGGAAATTTATTAGATATTCTGGTTGTTTCGTTTGTGATTGCTTCTCTTGAAACAAAATGAAGAGTAAAAGACTCTCGATTTGTTTCGGAAATTACATCTGTAATACTCGAAACATAAAAATAATCATCGGAACTCTTTGAAAAATTGAGTCCTGGATTTGTTGATGAATTTCCTGCGATTTTTAATGATAATCTCTCACCACCTCTAAGTGGTAAACCATTATAAATTGATTGTTTATCTCCATCTGGATTATTTTTTGGTGCAATGACATTTCCGTTATTCACGACCTTTGCTTTTGCCGTGATCGTGGGAGAGAAAATGTCCTCAAAATATTCAAATGCAATTACACCAGTGATAAGATCAATAGATCTTTCTCGATCATTGGATTCTAATATGAGTTCCTCATATATGGACTTTTTAATGGACATTATAGATAAGCCAGATCGAGAAGAAGTTTGTTCTTGATAAAGTTATTTAACAGTTTTGACTCATGAACTGTTGGAGTCACTGTGGGTTGCTGTGAAACATAAGGTACTTGAGGTTGTTGTACTGGTTGAGAATCATCAATGATTGTAACTTGAGATCCTCTTCTTTCTGGTGTGATTTGTGCAAGTTGTTGAGATCTTGGTTGTGGTGAGATTTGTGCTACTTCAGGAGTTCTAGGTTGTTGATTAGGATCTAAAGGTTTAGGTGGAGAATTAATTACTTTTCCACCTAAAGAAACATAATTTTGATATACTCCTGCAGGATCTGTTGGTGGAGCACTAGTTGATGGATAGTATTCAAAATGTAAATGTGGTGCCGTTGCATTTCCAATTCCTGAAGTACCCATTGCAGCAAGATAAGCAATTGTTTGTCCAGCGTTGACCTTTTGCCCTGCTTTAACTCTAAAATTATTAACATGAAGATATCTACTTTGAGTTCCATCATCATGAGTAATCAAAACTTGTCCCATGTTGCGACCACCTATGTTTGCATATACAACTGTTCCACCTTTTTTAATAATTACTGGAGTTCCTTCAACTTTTCCAGTTTTTGGTGCTAAATCAACACCGTTATGTTGTCTACCCCATCTCCAACCAAATCCAGATGTTACAACCATTGGTGCTGATTGTACTTGTGCAGGTGAAGATGGTTGTATTGCAGGTGGTACTGATTGTGAAGTAGATGAAGTATAAGTAACAGGTGTTCTTTGTGCTTGTTTAATAATTGCAGTTTCTTTTGCAGTATATCTTGATCCACCAGCAGTCCAAGCGCCTATTCCTTGGGATTTTAATACCGCAAGTCCTAATTTATCTTGATTTTCTGGACTAAATTTATCCGATGGTTTTAGACCAGCATTTTTCATTGCTGTTGGTAAAGTCATACCAATTATTTGATATCTTCCTGCAGCATGAATTCCCAAATCAGGTTTTGCATTTCTGGGATATTTTCTTTCATTTTGACGATCTATTATTTCACCAATTGTCATATCAGTTAAATATTTGCCAATAATATCTTTTGAAGTTTTTCCCCCTGTAGTCGATCCAATAATTCTACCTTGAGAATCGGTTCCTTGATTCATTGCATTATAATCACCACCGCTTTCAGGTCCAGCAATAATATCAAGTGCTTGTTTATGAATTCCAGTTACTGTTCTCATTTCCTGAGTTGATGTAGGATATTGAGGTTGTGTAGTATCCTCTCGCATTTCACCTAGATCTGGCGCTTGTTCTCCAGTTTCCAATGATTGGGTAAGAGGAGTTGTGAATAATTTAAAAGTATCTGTAATATTAGTTCCAAGATTTTCAATTGAAAGTTGAAGTCCTTCAAATGATTTTGCAACACTACCTTCGCTGAATTCATCAAAATCCAATCTCAAAATAGAAGTCAATGAATTACTAAGAACCGATGTAAATGACTGAGAAATACTAATCAAATTTGAAAGCATGTTCGGTAAATAACTTCCGAGTCTTCTGGCACGATCTATAAATTCAGTTCCCATAAAAATCCAGGTTGGAAGATTATCCATAATCCATCCTGCAGTTATAAATCCAAGAAATCCCAATAATCGACCAAATGGATTTAGTTCACTTTTAGATGCAAACGAAAGTCCACTCCTAGTATCTGTCGATACTTTTGATGATTCCAACTGATCTTCTAATTCTTGTCTTCTTGATGCCTCATCTCTTCTGGATCTAATAATTGAAGATCTATCAATAAGTTCTTTTTTAATTCTTGTATTTGATTGTATATTTCTAGATAAACGCTCAACAGTAGAATTTGCAGTCGAAATGGTTTTTCGAGAAGATAATAATGAATTTGATATTCCTATTAGATTTAAATTTGATGATCTAAGTGAATCGGAAAGAAATGCCATATTATGTTACCACATTATAACTTAATTGAGAATAAAGAACATAGAAATTATCAGGATTTGATGAACTAATTAATGGTACATCAGTCAGTGATCCATTTGGTGTCGGTGAAGTTTGTTGTTGATTATTTGCGGTTCTAATCATTGTCAGTGTTGGTTTGGGTTCTGGTAATGCACTGACACTTGTTGGTGGTTTCGGTGGAGCAGTCATTTCTGCTGGTTTAATATCAGCAGATTCCATCTTTGGTGGTGGTGCCGTCTGAAGTTCTGATAGTTTCATCTCAGACCAATTATATCCTTTTGATTGTGCCCAATCTTTTGCCTGTTGTTTTTGTTCTGGAGTCATTTCATTCCAGGCACCTTCAATTTGCCCTCTTGCCACAGGACTATTTCTATATTTCCATGCCATTTCAAATTTATTCACCATATCCTCAGAAGGAGTAGTAACGGCAGGAGTTGGTGGAGGAGTTTGTGTTGATGGTTTTTCTGGAGCAGGAGGAGGTGTAGTTGAAGATGCAGGTTTAGTTGACGCTGTTGGAGGCACATTTTTATTCTTTTTTGACTCTTCTTCGGCAAGTCTTTTAACTTCTTCTACATTTTTTAAATCATTTGGATTTTTTCCAAATATATTCATCCCAAATATTTCTGCAATTTGATCTGCATTATAAGCAAGACGAATAATTTTAAAGAATTTTCCAGGTCCACCGAGTGTCGCAATTGCTCCAAGTACAGCATCTAAATATTCACCATTCTTAGCGTTCATAAACGCAGTTACACCAACGGCAAATTTTCCCAATAAATTTAAAATTCCAGATTTACCACCACCAGGAGATCGAGTTCCTCCACCTCCACCTCCAGCAGGAGGTGTTCTATTACCACCTCTAAAAGGCAAAGTAATCAATGATGCAGCAGCAGAAAGTGGCTTTTCTATTAATAATCTTGTGAGTCCAAATGCAATCCTTGAAATTGTTCTTGTAATTAAACCAAATCCTGTCTTGATGGCAATAAATCCACCAACAACAAGTCCAACATTTTTTAGAATGTTATATTTAATATCATTGAATTTTTCGGTATTATTTTCTTCATTTGCCCTAAGTGCATCAATTGTTTGGTTTGTCAACCATCCACCAAAAAGAATACCAAGTGCCGCACCTACTCTTCCAAAAAGATCTTGTACTTTTGGAACTAATTTTTGAACAGGTTCTGTGACGGCATTTTGTATTTTTTGTTCTAGGACATTCTCTTTTCCAATTCTTACCTGACGCTCAGTAAGTTTTCTTTCATATTCTTGTTCATTTTTAATTTTGTTTTGATCTGTTACCTGATCTTGATAAAACGATAACGATATTTTAGATATATTTTCACCTAATCTACTGATATCATCTCGAAGTGATTGAATACTTGAATTGATTGAGGTATATATTGTTTGTTGCTTTTGAACTAAATCCGCATTTTTTACATCTTCTTCATCTTTTTGTCTTTTAAATGCATCGGAATTAATCACCGATGTTCTTAAAAGAGCATTTCTTACAGTAGATCCAGTTTGAGGGTCAACCCCGGAAGTTCCTATTTGTTGGGGATCTACATCAGCCATTTTGATTCTTTAGAGTTTCTTCTTCGATGTACTGTTTGAGTAATGAAATATAAACTTCTCTTTCCCAGGGAATCATATCTCCCAGTTCCGTCAATGAATATTTATGATGTTGAAGTAACGAAAAGTTTGTTTTATAATAAGATTCTAATGTCTCATGAGACATACTCAACCGAAAAAACTAGGTAACCCTTCAATAACCACCTTACTTACAACTTCCGTATTTGGATTCTTAATTTCAAGAATATGAGAAAGTTTTGGAATGGTTTCAAAGAACTTTTCAATTTGTTTGAATTGTAATGGAGTTAATTTTTCTACAAACTCCATAAGTTCTTTCTTTGTGCAATCAGATGCAGACCAAGATTCATCATTATTATAAACTTGTTCAATACAAGTTACAATTAATTCAAATGTATCATCAACACTCGAAGATTTATTTTCATCATTAAATGCATTTGCAAAATTAGTTCGAATGAATTCATCTAATGAAGGATATTTCATACGAAGAACAAGATCATCTCCGAGTTTAATATCTCTTGAATGATCTTCATCGATTTGAATTTGAATATCATCCAAATTAATACTTACAGGAACCTGAGTTTTACCATCATCTGGACATGTGATTAAAATATCGACATTTTCTCCTACTGACTTTCCACGAATATTCAAAAACAAATATTCAATGTCAAATGTTGATAACTGATCAACCTTAATTCCTTTGGTTAAGATGCAGTTTGAAATTGTGGTTTTAACGGCATCTGAAATTTGTTTAATATCCTCACTTTCCATTGCAAGAATCAAAATCTTTTCTTCCTTCACCAAAAATGGTCTATATTTAATTTCTTTTTGAATTGAAGGTACTTTCAGAGTATAATGTGGAACTGGAATACTAGGTAATGGCATAAAAATTATAAAGTATCATATGGTTATTTATTACCCTTATTAACACCATATAAGTTCTCATATAGAGTCTTATCTGATGGATATAATTCAACTCCATTTGATGGAATTGATCCAGGTGATCTTGGTACTAATCTTGGAAGAGATTGAGGTTGAGGTGCAGGAGTCTCTTGTTTTTGATTCGGTTCTTTGTTATTATCTTGATTTTGAATAATATCAAGACTCAATGATTTCCCGATTACATAACGATCAATTTTAAATGATACAGACATTTTCATAACATCAGATTGTCCATATGCAACAGGAATTGATGCAATATTATAAGGATATAATCCAATAAATGTATATTCAATTTCCTTTTTATAATCTCTATCAAATTTTATAATTCTTGTCTTGTTTGATTTGTAATATTCTGGATATTGAAGTCGAATGATGTACCCTGTATCGACATTTTGTGAAATTGGACTTAATTTGCTTTGAATAGGATTATTTGATCCACTTGCAATAAATTCCATCCAGTGTTCAAGAAACTTTAGTGTCTTATAATTACTATCCACATAAAATTCAAGAGTTATATCCTGATAATTTCTTGCATTCGCAAATGTCTCGGTAATCCCAGTGTAGTTCTGAACATTGATGGTGGAAATTTGAGTGGTTGGGAGAAGGGCATTATAACATAAAAGACCAGCATCTTCAGAGGTGAAACGAGAAGAAATGCCTCTTTGATTTAAATATGATGTGAGTTCATTTGGAAGGCCACCAAACTTTACTTCATAATGTGAAGTCTGTGCAAGATTTCTGAATAGTGGTGCAATATCCGATATTTTGCGGGGTTTTACCACTCCTAAATACCTATTATGAGTTTTATTGTATTACTATTTAGATGTCATATAAAGGAAAATACAAACTCAAGAATCCAGAAAAATACAATGGAAATCCTCTCAATGTGATTTACAGATCACTATGGGAAAGAAAATATATGGTCAAATGTGATACCGATGAAAACATTTTAGAGTGGTCTTCAGAGGAAATCGGATTGCCATATCGATCTCCTCTGGATAGAAAGATACACAAATATTATCCTGATTTTTTTGTAAAAGAAAGATTGGCAGATGGATCAATCAAAAAATATCTTGTAGAAATTAAACCCAAAAAACAAACAACTCCACCACCAGTACCAAAAAGAAAAACCAAGGGTTATATTTTTGAGGCAATGGAATATGCGAAAAATCAAAGTAAGTGGGAAGTTGCAAGAGAATGGTGTGAGGACAGAGGATATGAGTTCAAAATTTTAACCGAAGACGATCTTAATATAAGAAGATGATTATCACAGGATACGAAAGATCTCTTGAAGAGTATTCTAAAAACGAATTAGTTGCAATTGCAGATAGATATAAAATTTATTATCAATCTGCAACGGGTATTGGAAGAATGGGAGGTTATTCAAAACTTACCAAAGAAAAACTCATTGATCTAATCAAGAATGATCGGGATTATCAAAGAAATGATCCTCGTAGAATAAGACCACCACGAAATCCTAAAGATCCTAGAGATACCATTAATCGTTCTAATCGTTTTCATGCATATAAAGAGTCTCTGAAAGGTAATGAAACACCAGAAGAAATGATGGATGAAATATTAAGACTTGCCGAAGGAACAGAGAGGAAATTTATTCAACCAGGGAAGTATTATACTTTTGTTTATTATGCGAAAACTCCTCGAATTCGTTATGATCGTCATCCATTAATTAAAGGTGGTGTTATTCTTCCAAAGGGTTTTAATGGATTCAATTTTCATTGGAATAAGATTCGTCAATATAATTCAATTCCAGAAGAAAGTTGCCTCATGAGTCCAATTTATGAAGTGACGGGATCTGAACTTGCAACTTTGAGACGAATACCCTATCGAAAAATAGTTCAGAACTAACAATAAATAGTTAGAAAAATAAATGAATCCCCAGACACCAACTTTTAGATACCCACTTAAAAATATTGAATCTGGTGATGATTACTTTAAGATTCATATACTAAAATATCAACCTCCAGGATTAGGATTGACTGGTGGATTTGCTCTGAGAACATCTGAACAGGCACTGGATGAAGCAGGAATACAGGGTCAAGCAGGAAGCATCACAAAACCTTTGGCATACATTATACTTCCAATGCCGTCTAATATTGCAGATAATAATTCTGCAGATTGGTCATCTGGTACAATGAATCCAATTACAGCAACATTAGCATCTGCTGGAAATGCTGCTATTTTAAATCGTAATCTAGCAGGGTCTTTATCTGAATCTGTTCGTAATATACTTCAAAACATAGGTGGGGTTGTATCTACAGGTGAAGGTCAAAAAGGATTAGCTGCAGGAACAACTGGTATGGCAATCGCAGCAGCAACAGGACAAGGAGACATAAATCAATTAATATCAAGAGCAACTGGTCAGACATTTAATCAAAATGTAGAACTTTTGTTTGGTGGAGTCACAATGAGACCTGCATTTTCATTTGTTTTCGATATGGTTCCAAGATCAAAAGCAGAGTCAGACAGAATCAAGGATATTATAAGAACCTTTAAAGTCAATATGACGCCTAGAAAAGGTGCAACATCTGTTGATGGAGGTGGATTATTTGTGACTGCACCTAATGTATTTAAATTAGAATACATGAGCGGTTCAAGTCCACATCCATTTTTACATCGATTTAAACCATGTGCTCTAACTGGCATGAGTGTAAATTATAATGGATCTGCAAGATATGTGACATATTCAGATGCCACTCCTGTTCATATGCAATTGACTCTAAATTTTCAAGAACTTTCTCCAATATACAGAGAAGATTATTTCAACGATCCAGAAACAGAAAATCAATTCAAGTTCGAAGGTACGGGTTATTAATCATGTCATATTTCAGAGAATTACCAAATTTACAGTATCCATCATTTTTATCGGATAAAAGATCATCCGATGAATATCTATTGGTTAAAAATCTATTTCGTAGAGTAAAACTTCGTGATGATCTTCAAAATGTTTTTACAATTTTTGATAAGTATCAAATTCCAGATGGATCAAGACCAGATTTAGTTGCAGAAGAACTTTATGGGAGTTCTCAATACGATTGGGTTGTAATTATCTGTTCTGGAATTACTCGTCTGAGAGATCAATGGCCCTTATCAGATCAAAAACTTTATGAATTTGCAGAAAATTTATATGAAGAGAAACTAAATGATATTCATCATTATGAGACAACAGAAGTTAGAGATTCATCTGATAGACTTATTCTACCTGCCGGTAAAGTTGTAGATGCTAATTTCACAATTCCAAAACCAGGGAGTCCAGCGGAAACATTAAATCCAGTTATTGGTATCTCAAACTATGAATACGAAGTTCGTAAAAATAATGAAAAACGATCAATATATGTACTTAAACCCAGATATCTACAGCAAGTTTTAACCGATACAAGAAAAGCGATGACCTATGATAGATCATCGCAGTATGTAAATGATAAACTAATTAAAACCGAAAATACACAAGTACTAAATCCACAATAAATCTAGATTTTTATCAAACATCATTACATATCTGTGTTTGCGGGATCGTTCTTTCCATTCTCCTTCAGCACCTTTAACTTTGCCTCTAGAGTGTTTAGTTCCGTCTGCATAGTAGAAATCTTTTTTTGGGTCTGTAATACCACAGTATTTAAAATTACAAGCCCGATAGATTGTACCAGAATGGAAATCACTATCAGCGTAAGAGATGATTGCTTTAACTTCAGTATCCTTCCGTAACTGTCTAATCGCTCTTGAAACAAACCAAGAAGTGATATTATACTCGGTTCCTTGGGTTTCAGGGTGGATGCAAAGTCGTGAAAGTTCAAATAATCCTTCTTGCTCATTCCGTTCTAGTCCAAATGCTCCTTGTGCGATTTCAGGAACAGGGAGATTTGTGAAAACACATACTCCCTGAATACCACCAATATTCAATGGGCAGAAATCATTACCCTTATAAAGACCGTAATTATATCCTGAACGAAATCCCTTTGAAAAGTCCTTAAGATAATGAAACCGCAGAAGTAACTCTGCGGCTTCGGATTTACTTACACGGTCAATGTAGTAATCAGATTTCACTCTTTATCAGTCATCATTCGCTAGTGCCTGGAAGTATGAGAGAGGAGAATCTTCATCTGAGTCATCATAAGAAGACTTAGTTGATTTCAGATTGTTTAGTTGACCTCGGAGATCATCATCAAGATCCTTCACAGAACCACGATAATCATCTTCATCTTCTACTTCTTCATCTACACGACGAGAATTTGTATTTCCTTTTCCGAGAACATAATCAAGTCGTTTCTTCAGTTCATCATAGGACTTAAATTGATCTGGCGCAATGAATTCCTGAAGAGAATATTGTTTCTTCCAGATTGCTTCGAGTTCATCGTCATCATCAAGAAGAGCACCTTGCTTCATGAATTTAGAGGAATCATAGTTACGATAACCTGCGACATTTTTTGCCATCAGTTTAAAGTTGGCCCCATTCCAGAAATCAAATGGATCGATGGATTCATCATCTTCCATTTCTGGTTGCATTGCCTCCATGATTTTATCAAAAATCTTTTTGCCATACTTATAAAGGAAGGTTTTGCCTTCATTTTCGGGATTTGCAGGATCTTTTACAACATAGATGTTGCTAATATAGGAAAGTTTACGCTTTTGCTTACGAGCTTGTTCTTTACCTGCTTCGGTTCCATTATTCCAAAGAGTAGAATTATACTCACCTAGAGGATCCTTTTGATTAATGGTAGTAAGACTGTTCTCAATATACCAACCATTAGGACCTTGGAACGCATGAGAATACAATTTAACAAAAGGTAGATCTTCACCATCTGGAGCGGGAAGAAAACGAATGACTGCGGCACCATTACCTGCCTTATCACAAGTTAAACTCCAGAAGCGTTCATCACTAGAACCGCTGTTTGAACTATTCATTTTTTCGACTTCTTTCACCAGTTTTTCGGTGAGAGCGCCAAGTTTGGATTGTTTTTTAAGATTTGCGAAACTCATTTTAGATTTCTTAGATAGATTGGATTTTGGAAGATGTAATCAGTAATTCCTGATAGCATCAATTATAACATAGAAATGGTCTTCAGACTTAAGTTTGCCCTTATAAACCAGTCCATCAAAATATATTTCAATAGTATTTTTAATTTTTGCAGGAATAAAACCTTTCCTTGCAACAAAACCATCTGGTGTATCTACATCAAATAGTGCTCTCGTAATGGCAGTTGAAGTTTTTTCAATACTTGAAAAAACTTGAGAAAGGGCAGGTTCATTCCAATACTTTGCGTAATCGGTGTCTTCTTTATGATCATAAAACTTAGCACGAAATGCAGATTGTACAGTTCGTACTGCCTCATCATCAAGATAAGGAAAATAAGTCTTAATGCTTTTTTTCCTAACACTGAGATTTTTTGCAGTGGGATTATCAATTCTCCACTGCAAAGACTCTAAGATTACTCGTTTTTCATATTTCAATCTATCTGATTTAAATTGAGGATATTTTGCCTCAACATCAGAGATTGACATTTCAAGCTTAGATGCCATCGGATAAATTGGATTCGGTGGATTACTCGGATAGTATAACAGAGATTCCCTCAACTGTCAATGTATTGCTTGAGGGATTGAATCGTTTTAGTCATACTACTGAATAATATATTCATATCAGTCTCTGGTGGGAATCCCATCAGAGCAACTGATTTTTTTAGATTCTCTTTCATTTCAACCGCCTGTGGATCATCTGAAAGAGATAATCTAGTATACATCACTTTCTGCTTTTCAAGCAAGAGTTCAAGTTTCTCAATGTGTTCCAGTTTAGTCTCACGGGGCATCATACCGAAAGTTAGAATGCTTCCGTAGATTTCTTCTTGTAACTTATTAATTTCCTTCAGTTCGTCTTGAATAATATTGGATTTAAAAAAGTTACTCATCTAAAATTTCCCGTAAATGTTTCTTATACTGAGACACATCCGTATTTATGAACGGCATATATTTTCTAATTTTCAAACTGACGGTTTCCCACACTGGATCCGTAAATTTTAAGTCAAAATCCCGCACAAAAGAAAAAATTTGCTCATAAATCACAAGAGTCTCAATATACAATTCTCCACTCAGATATTTTCTGAGTACTAATGGATGTCCCTTAGAACAATCAAAAACCTTTTCTATGTCTTCACTTGAGAAGAGATTTCTAGATTGTTCCTTAAACAAATAAGATAAACTTTGTTTTCGTTTTAACCACTCCTTGTATGTTTTTTCTCCTGAATTTATAATCTCACCAATCCATAAAGTTTGAGGATTATAAGATAGTGCAAAATTAGATACAAAAATTTCTAAAATTTCTTGATCCGAATACTTACGAGACATTTTTTCATACCAATATCGGTCTTTCCGTTTATTGAATGCCTCTATTTTTGCATTAGATCTTCCGTCATATTTAAAATAATTATATTTTGGTCTGCAAAAATGATTTTTAATACACAAATATTTGCAATAGGTTTCAAAAGGACTCATTAAAATAAAGATTTTGCATTTGATGTTCTCTTAATGAAATTCAATTTTATTGCATCATATTTAAGTTTTTCTTTAAGAGTTTTTGATATGAGTTTTGTAACTGATTCAATTTCAATATTGTTAGTTTCACAAAACATGACAATTGCATCAATATAATTACATTGATTTGTGATTACAATATTTTCTATTTCTAAAGCAAACTTGGAAGGAGTTAAAAATTTATTCTCTATTGCCTGTTCGACTTCTTTATTTGCTGGAATCATATATTCAATTTTTAGATCTAAAATACTATGTAGTATATTTGTCATTTGTCAATAATAGAGTCAAGTTTTTCTGTAACATATTTTTCAATATATTTTACCACAAGATTCATATATTTTTCAAGATCTCTTTCTTCATATACAACGCATTCACCATTTTCACAGGTCATAATGATTACGAGTTTTTTGACTCGTCTTCCTGTCATTTCATAGTATGCCATTCCATAAAACATTGCCTGAACAAAATAGTGTTCAATCCATTCCAAAGGTTTGGGTTTTTCTGCTGTTTTAAAGTCAATTACGGCAAGTTCTTCATCATGTTCTGCAATGCAATCGGTTGTACCAGCAACTCCGAGAATCTTACTATAGACAGATCCCTCAAGGCAATGAATATTGTTAATTCGATCGAGTTCTTTCTTGGCAATCTTAAAAAGATATGTTGAAAGAGGTTGGACTTGAGGTAAATCTTTATTAAGAAGATAATTTTCAATCAGAGTATGAGTATCAGTACCTCGACTTGTTGCTCTCTGCGTAATTTGATTCGCCTTTTCTTCTCCGACTCTTTTACGCCATTTGACAAAAATATGTTTATTATAATGACTAATTACGGATGTAATGGAGACCAATTTTTTAAAAATATCTCCATCCTGAACCTTATAATAACGAGTATTATCAATATTTACTCTTTCGAGTAATGGAAGATCTATTTTAACAAAATTAAATTTTTGAACTTGTTTTTGTTTGATCTCATTATATTTTTCAATTAGGGGATTTGACATTCTTATAATCCAAGTGATTTTTTAGCAATTACAAATTCTTTAACTAATGGTGAGCGACATATATCATCTATACCAAATTCAATCTTTTCAAAAGAAGGCATTGCCTCAATTACACGAATAAAATCAATAATTCCTGTTTTTTCATTTGTTTTTGTAAGATCACTTTGTTCGATATCACCAGCAAACATAATTTTTGTATCTTCACCACATCTAGATATTACAGAAAAACTTTCATGTGCAGAACAATTCTGTGCTTCATCTACAATAATAATACAATTATCTAAAGTTACACCACGAATAAAAGAAGTACACCAAAATGAAATTGTATTTTGAGATTTTAGATTACCATAAAGCATTTCAAAGTCAGCATCAGAAGGCATCTGGAACATGTATTTTACCATATTCTTATATGGTATTTCAAAAAGTGTTTTTTTCTGATCCTCGTCCCCCGGCATGAATCCGATTTCTCTTGTTTGAACTAAACTCCTTACAATATAAATTTTTTCATATGGAGTTCTTTCGTCTAAAACATCTCTTAATGCCTTATAAAGAAGGCAAAATGTTTTTCCAGATCCTGGAACACCATGTGCAAAAATATTTTTACCATCATCATAATATTGATATAAAAGTTTTTGATTTTCTGTAATAGGTTCAATATCTAAAAGATATTCTAAACTAATGGGTTTTCTACGCTTCATTTGGCGAGTAGTAAGACCAACACCGATTGGTTGATCTGCTCTTTTATTTCTTCTTGTCATATTAGAGTTTCTTTACAGTTGATTTTGGTGCTTTACTTGCACGATCCAATACAGTATTCCAATCGGGGTGCTTATTGATCAATTTATTTTTCCAATCACCCACCTCACCAACATTCATTTGTGTTGGAATAAGCGGTTTAAGATGTGGATTTTCTTTGAGATATGGATCTTTTTCTGCCATATACATCCATTTCTCAAAGATTTCACCAGTTTCTGTATTTTCAAATCTATAAGTCGGGCACATAAGTTATGAATTCAAGATATTTTATTTAGACCCATTCAAGTGCTTCTGCTACTGATGGGAATTGTTCTTTAAAAACTTCCTTACAAGCAAGTGCAATATCCATATGCTCTTTTTGAGTTCCATTTGCGGAACGCAGATTGATATAATGAATCCAACTTCGACAAGAACCCGTCATATAGATGCGTGTGGGCGTCGCCAAGGGCAGTACAAACCTTGCACACTCCTTTGCTACCTCTGCATATAGAAGTTCCTTGTAGAGTTCCATACCCGCCTTAAAATGATTGTTGATCTTTAACAAT